AAGTATAACAACGTACGTCAGTATTCACCTATGACTAAGAAGTTTATTCAAGATCCTAACCCTAGGAAATATATCTTTGAACATACTTTAAAGGGTGATTCCAGCGATGGTATCCCTAACGTTTTAAGTGGTGACAATTGCTTTGTTGAAGGCATTCGTCAGTCACCTATGACTAAGAAAAAGATTGAGCTGTATTTAGAACATGCAGAAGATCTAGAGAATTTTATGGAGCCTGAGATTTATCGTAACTATAAACGTAATCAAATGCTTATTGACCTATCATACATACCAGAAGAGATTAGAACTGATATTATAAATACCTACGATAACGCAAAAGTAGCACCTCGGATGAAGATCCTTAACTACTTAATTAAAAATAGATGTAAGCTTCTAATAGAATGTATTGAGGACTTTTAATGACCATTAACGAAAATATTGATCGACTAACCTTGCACACGGTACTAACCCGTGTAGCAGAGGCAAAGACGGCAAAAGACAAGAAGGCGGTTCTTCTTAAACATAACAGCTTAGCTTTACGTAACCTATTACGTGGTGCATTTGATGACTCAGTTGAGTGGAATATTCCTGAGGGTACACCACCATATCGTCAAGCAGATGAGATCCATTGCCAACATATTCGTAAGCACACTAAGAAGCTTCGCTATATGGTCAAGGGTGGTGAAGGTGATGGAATGTCTCCGGCTAAACGTGAAAAGATGTTTATCAACTTTATTGAAATCATTCATCCCGATGATGCAAAGCTTACTATCTTAATGAAAGATAAAGCTTTGGATGGCAAGTTTAAAGGCCTGACAAAGAAGCTAGTAACTGAAACTTTTGCAGATGTCAATCTCATTAGGAAGTAAAAATATTATAAATAAAAGTATGACAAATCATACTATAATAATACTGTCACCATTGAACGACCATGCTCTTTAGCGTGCGTCGTTTTTTTTTATTTTCCACTCAACCAGGAGACTGTAATATCTTATCTCGTCGTAAAACCACACCCATTGACCAGAGGAAAGATTACATGCACGGACCACAGATCGAAAGATTAAAACGTGACTCAAGTGAACTTAAACACTACATCACCCGATTAGAAAAAGAAGGAAATGATCAGTTAGTTTATAAACTCCAGAAGAAACATCAGTACCTAACCACGAAAATAGAAGATTTAAATGAGGCACTATTAAACTAAAATAAACGAAAATAAAGATGTACAAACTCCTCCTTCTGTGTTATAATAACATTAATCAATTGAAGGAGGAGTATAGCCATATGGAACGATATATCAAACTCTATACAGATGTTATAGAGCCTGAAGTTTGTGATGGTATGATTGAGATGTTTAACAATAATCCAGATCAAACAGTACATCGTGATAACGCACTCATGGATTTTAGTGAGATCAATTTAATAGAGCATGATGAAACGTGGACACAGTACAATAAGTACTTGTCATATCAATTTCGAAAAGTATTAGAACAGTACAAGGTAGAGTGTGATATCAAAACACCTAACCAATGGCCTGAAAAGTATGAATTCGAACAATATAGAATGAAACAATATGAACCTAATATCGGTAGATTCGATCAACATGTGGACGTCGGTGATTTTAGCACTGCTCGTCGTTTCCTTGTCCTCATTGCTTATCTTGATAGTGGTGAATCTGGCACAACTTCTTTTGACTCCCTTGGGATTGATATTCCTCGCACTCGTGGGAGCGTTCTGGTATTCCCTCCACATTGGACTTATCCCCATGCTGGTACCACTCCAGTTGGTGAGCGTAAACATATAGTAGGAACCTATTTACATTATGTCTAATCAAACTATAGAAGAAAAGATTAAACAGCGTCGTACTCAGATGCTAATCCATTCGTGTATATACTACAAGATGGATGATAGTATTGTAGATGATTTTGTTTGGCAAAAATGGGCTGACGAACTAACCCAATTGCAGGCAGAGAATCCTAATATAAATATCGGATATTACGATGAAGAGTTTAAAGATTGGACGGGAGCCGGTGGTTCACACCTACCGTTCAATGAACAAATAAGATCAAAGGCAGCATTTTTGCTTGATCTAAATAACAGTAACAACAAAGCATAAGGATTTATTATGACCCAAGAAATGATTGATATCGAACAAATGACCGCAGAAGAAAACGCTAGGTTAGTACAAGAGTATTTGGATAAGGGTGGCGAGATCACTCAATGTGGATATGCTGAAACTACTGCGCGTCCTGATGGTAAAAGCGGATGGAACGAATGGGGCAAGGGTTTGTCACAACCTAACGGTGGTAAGCCACATCCAGAAGGTCTTGAAGCATTAATGAATGATGGTAAAACCAACAAGGGGTAAATAATGCCAACGTATACTATTAAAGATATGAAAGAGAATCATCAATGGGACGTATTCTTAAGCTGGGATTCTTTGCAAATCGTCCTTGACGAAAATCCACATTGGGTTCAAGTGATCGGTGCACCGAAGTTAGTACGTCAAACCGGTAACGGTGATTTAAAAGTAGATGATGGTTTTCGTGAAGTTATGTCGAAGATTAAAGATAGTCAAAAAATTAACAACATTAGGGATTACTAATTGTGTCAACCATGCGACAGAAGACAATGAAGTTAAAGCTTGAAGATATGACTACAGTCAAGCCTATTACAGCGAATCAAAAGAAAGTGTTTGCTGCATACAAAAGGAATCAAAGTTTGGTGCTAGCTGGATCTGCTGGTACAGGTAAAACTTTTATTGCTCTTGCACTTGCACTTGAAGATGTTCTTGATCGGGAAACTGAATACGAAAAGGTTGTTATCGTTCGTTCAGTGGTACCTACACGGGATATCGGATTCTTACCAGGTACACAAGAAGAGAAGGAAGATGCATACACTGCACCATATCGTTCTACTTGTGCTGAACTGTTTGAAGATAGTGAAGCATGGACTAAACTACAGACCACCGGCTCTGTTGAATTCCTATCCACATCATTTATTCGTGGTATCACTATCAATGATGCAGTAATTATTGTAGATGAGATGCAGAACCTTAACTTCCATGAGCTTGATTCTATCATTACTCGTGTAGGTCGTAACTGCCGTTTCGTTATGTGTGGTGATTACTATCAGTCAGACTTTGATAAAGATAAGGAAAAGAATGGTATCCTATCCTTCCTATCCATCCTAGAGGAACTTAATAACTTCGACGTCACTGAGTTTGGCTGGCAAGATATTGTACGTTCAGATTTTGTTCGTGATTATATTATGACAAAAGAACTGAAGAAAATTAACGGTTAAAGATTGGTATATTATGAGAAAGGTATTTGAACATGAAACAGAAAATCTACTTGGCTATGATGACATGGTCGCAGAGACTACTCCCACAGGCAGAAAGTATGCTGCTCCCGATGGGCATCATTATCCTAGTGTCACTACTGTCCTTGGAATACTAAGCAAAGACGGTATTGACGCTTGGCGTAAAAGAGTCGGTGAAGAAGAAGCTAATAGGATTTCTCACCGTGCCTCTACCCGTGGCACTGCAGTACATGAATGCATTGAAAAGTATTTAGAGAATGATGAAAATTACGCTGAAGGTTATATGCCTAATATCATTGATAACTTTAAATCTGTTCAACCCGTATTAGATTCACGTATCGGTAAGATATATGCACAAGAGGCAGCATTATACTCTAAGCACCTAGGTCTTGCTGGTCGTGTTGACTGTATTGCAGAGTTTGATGGAGTACTATCAATTATCGATTGGAAGACATCGGGTAAGCTAAAGAAACCTGAATGGATCACTAACTACTTTGTACAGGAATCAGCTTATGCTATCATGTGGGAAGAACGTACAGGTACTCCAATTACTCAACTCGTAACAGTTATTGCAGTAGATAATGAAGAACCTCAAGTATTCATTGAGCATCGTGATAACTGGACATCTAAGCTGATAGATACTATTGCGTTATATAAAGATAAGCAAGTAGAGCCAACACAAAGTCTAAAAGAATTAGCTCATGCTCAGTTAGGCATTTGCTGTGAGACATTGTGTGATAAAGCTATCGTATTAAAATACATCACAGAACTTGAAAATAAAATAGGCATTTAGAATATGGTTAAGAACAATACTAAAGGCAG